AGATGCTTTTAAAACTGATTTCAAAAAACCAAACAAGTGACCACAACAGGCGGCATTCGCAAGAGTGCCGCCGATTGTGTTCACCGCCCGGCGGCAACCGGGCAAGCCATTAGGAAAGGAAAAACAAATGGCAAAGACTAAACAACCTACCATGACTTGGCACAACTGGGGCGAGCCGTCCGAAATATCGTTGAACGAATTTATGCGTCGCGTGTTGCCGCCGTTAATAGAAGCAATGGAAACGACGCGCATGTTGGAGGGCGATATGTATCTTCGCGATTATAACACGATTATGAATGCGCAATATCGCTTGCAACATTATCTTGAGGCCATACAGGACATCGAATAACCCATAAAGCCCTCACAAGCCCGCTGGCGCGCGTTAACGCTGGCGGGCTTCTTTGTACCATAAAACCGCCAAGCGCTCTGTGGCGGCTTCGAAACGCGTTTTGAGGGTATCTGCATGAATGTTGAACCGTCGCGCCGTCCGTTTCCATTGCGGACCTCGGTCGCGCGGTTGTCCGTTCCTTTGCGCCGACAGCGCAACCGCCATGGCAAGTCGCCCGTCGTCGGGACGCTTGGCGATGATCGCCAGGACACGGTCAAGCTGGTCGATTGCGCGGCCGGTAGGCGGGTCCGGTTTATAACTCGCCGCCTCCCATCCGTACGATGTAGAAAAATCATGCAAATAGTCGGGCCAGCCACTTCCGAACCCTGCGGGCCGCTGCGCCGGAAGACGGACCAAGGTTCGCGCAGACTCAAACAGAATCTCGCGGAACTGATCGATGTCGAAAAATTCAGCTTCAGAAGGGAAGTTCATCTTCCGGCACCTTGTCGTCAATTCGCACGATTGTTGCGCCTGGGAACGTTTGCTTGACGGCCGTTCCAATCTTGTCCGTTTCGTCTTGAAAAATCGCGGACAGTCGAGAAATTTCGGCCATCGTAAAAACAACGGTGCCGGGGTTGTCCTTGCCATACGCAATCGCTTCAGCACTTTCGCGAACAAAGGCGTGCGGGTTGCCGTCTTCGTCACGCCACACCCAAGCCTGCGGCTCCATCACTTCACGCCCCAGTCGTTCCGCTTCAGCGTCCATCGCGGCATATCCTCTCGCCAGCACCGAACACCGCCTCACAACCTCCGCATCATCATTGCGTTCGAGCGCTGCATCGAGGCGCGCCTTCGCGGACCCGAACTTCGCAGCCGTCTCTGGACTGACCAAAGCGGGCAATCTGTCGACGCCCCACTTTTCATCCATCTGCACGGCAACCCGATCCAGCGTCTGGACAGCGTGAAAAATCGCGTCGCTGATCGGGTCGCAATAAGACTCAGGCGCTGTAATCTTATCAGGACGCTGTCGGCCCCGCCTCATTCTGCAACGTCTCGGTCATGTAGACCTACAATACCTACATCACTATAGTGTGATGTAGGTAATGTAGGTGAATACCTACATTTGCGTGCAGACCTACATTGTAGGTCAATGTAGGTTTTGTAGGTCATCGATTGATCCAAAAATAGTCGTTGTAGAACCCGACCACTCCACGGTCGCGCAGCGTCGTGATAGCCCGCGAATAGTTCGTCCATCGGTTATCCTTTCCGTCTGGTTTCGGCAGCACCATGTAGGCGTATGTTTTGGCCGTCTCGGCCGTGATAACTTTACGTTCTGCACCGTCGACAAATCGTGCTTCACCGACTTGCTCGACCGCTCTCTCCAACTGCTGCATCACCGCCTTCTGGTTGCCGCCCAGTTTCTTTTCTCGCACTGGCGCTTCGGATGCTTCCATGTAATCAAGGACGATGCTGGTTTCTTCCTCCAGCCACAGGCCATCCCCCGGCGGCAGTGTGACAACCCGAGCCGTCATGCGGATGCCATCTGTCTCTTCGGCATCCTTCTGCTTGCTGTTGCGGATCGTGACGCTGTCGCTGCCCTGGCTGCGCTTCAGTTCAAGTTCCGTATCAACGGCACCGTAGAGGCTCGAATGCCCCCGCGCTCCGCGCGTCGTATCTTTGCCGCTGTGGTGCACAATCATCACGGTTGCACCGTCGAACGCCGCTTTGATGCGGTCGCATTGCATGATGAACTCGCCCATGTCGACGTTACTGTTCTCGTCACCGCCGCCAAAGGATCGTGCCAGCGTGTCTATGATGACCAACGCGGGCTGCTGCGGCATCGTCTCACCGGCTTCGGCGATAAGCGCATCCACTTCTGCGTCGTCTCTTATGTTCACGGCTTGCGGCAGCACGAAAAATGGCTCCCCGTTATCGACCACACCGTGGTTTTGCATCCAAGCCGACGCCCGCTTTCTGATACCAGCGGCACCTTCGCCCGCTATATATAAGACGGGTCCGCTGTGAACCTCTTTGCCGTGCCACGACCCGCCGTGAGCAATCGACAGGCCGATATCCAGCGCCAGAAATGATTTGAAGCTGGCAGGTGGGCCGAAGACATTGACCAGCGTATTCTTAAAGATAAGCCCATCGACCAGCGGCGATGGTGGCGGAAGGGATGCAAGCTGTCCCAGCGACAGGATGCGCCCTTTGACGGCTTCCTGCGCTGCTTCGACACGCACCTCTGCTTTTGCTTCGGCACGCAACTCCCGCAAATTAAATCCATGCTGCTTTGCCCAATTGTAAATCGACCCGGCACCAATGCTGTAAACGTGTTTGATGCTATCCCACGCACGATCTGTCTCGGCTTCGTCATACTTATCTGATCGTGCGGACCACCGATGCGCCAACTCCCTACCATCTTCCCCGACAGCACCTTTGATTGCGTGCAATGTGTTCATCCAATCGTCGTAATGCACGTCGTCGTTGGGTAAAGATGCCAGGGCGGCATCGATCTCCGACATTTCGCCTTCCTGTTCTTTTAAATTGAGACCGACCCCATTTACCGTTGGTTTCCGCTCGCTGACCCTGCCTTTGAGCGTACCGACACGCTCTAAAATGTTCCGGCATTTATCAAGAAAAGTGTAAAGCTGTTCCGGCGTCACCGCTGTAAGATCGCCCGGCGTCAGGTCGATAAGACGGTCGTCAGGCCATCGGTATGGCTTCAGCGTGTCGGGATGTATGCCGCTGGCGACGAACTGCTGGCCCTCTCCAAGCACTTCGACGGCGGAATCATCGCCATCAATGTCATACACGCCGGTCTTCGTTTTGAGAAACGGCTCCGTACAGCGGAATAAAAATAGCGATTTAGGCGCATTGCCAATTCGCCTTGGCGCTTCGCCCAATTCGTCGCTGATAAGCGTTTCAATCTGTCCTTCGGTGAACGGATCGAGGACATCGATGTCGACGGCAACAAGATTATGCGCGCCACCTGTCAGGACGCCGATGCTGGCGCTTGCGTGGGCGTCATAGTCCAACGCTTCCGGCGGTCTGTCTGTCCATCCAGGAAGGTATGCCGCCTTGCCTTTGACCGGCGTGATGTCGTACCCGGCTTCGACAAGGGCGGGGCCGTAGTTGGCGTAGCGGCTAGTCATCTTCCGAACTCCGCTGAGAGGATCGCCCGCCCGATTTGCGTTGCGATGGGAACAAAAATGCTGTTGCCAAGCGCTCGCAATCTGTGTGTCCGATGGGAAACCCCATCATGCACTCCACGGCCGCTACGGGTGGGTATTGCCAGTTCCCGTTCACTCGAAACCAATCGGGCAAGCTGTTCGCTGCCCCGCGCCCCTTGCGCTCCTGCGTAGTTAAAGATCGCGCGCCCTTGTAATCGCGCGCTGTTGGTGTGGGCAATAATGAAGATGCGGTCGCGTATGTGGGATGCGCCAAAGTAGGAAGCCGGTATGCAATGCCATTCTGCATCATACCCGAGCGCGGCCAAGTCGCGCAGAACGTCTCCCATTCCTCGATGAAGGATTGCTGATACGTTTTCCACAACAATCCATCGGGGCTTAATCGAGCAAATGACTCGGCGCATTTCATGCCATAGTCCTGACGCTTCACCATCAAGGCCGTTTCGTTCTCCCCACATAACCCCGGCATCGCTGATGTCGGTGCATGGGAATCCTCCACAGATAATGTCTGCTGCGATGGTTGTGGGCATGGTTCGCACGTCGTCGTAGATCGGCGTGTCGGGCCAGTGCTTCCGCAAGACGGCTTGGCAATATCGTTCTTGCTCGCAGAAGGCGATGGTCCGAAAAGGTCCGGCTGCTTCAAACCCGAGGGAGAATCCGCCGATGCCGCTGAAGAGGTCGAGGACGGTGATTTCGTCATTCACCACCCACCCCCGGCAACCCGCTGGCTTCCCGCCTGACGTTTGACAAATATTCTGCGGTTCTCGTTACGCCGTACTTGCTCGCCTGTTGCCGGATCGCGCTGGCTGTAACGTCATAACTTTTCGCTAGGTCAGCGACGCTGACGCCGTCGCGATATTCTTGCAGCATTTCGTTTAAGGTTGCTGCCGTCCAGTGCTTGCGCCTAAGTTTCATGTGCTTGCGCCTCATGTGCATTTTGTTGCGCGGGCAATGGGGGAGCTAGGATGGCCGTCCTAGCCCCCCGCCGCAGAGAGGGCGGCGCTTATAACCCGCCCTACGGTTTGCTAAAATTCATCGTCTGTTGGGATGTCCTCACCAACCGAAGGGGCGGGCGCTGCGGGTTTGCTATCTTCTTGCGGCAGCCGCTGCATCGCGTCCGGTCGCTTCACAAACTTTTTGATGCTCCAGACGGGTGCATAGTATTCACCAGCTTTTTTTGGATCACCCTGCACTTCAACGACCGGTAACATCCCGTTGTCGTCGTTCTCTTCATACTGGTCATAAAGCGCGCTAAACTCTTCGCAGACGGTGATGGCATCATGCATAAATTCTACTGTGCCGCCGAATGCTTCACCGCTGTAGACCGCAACACGAAACCCGCGCTTCCATTTGTTGTCGGTGTTGCCGTCTGTGATGTCCGGCTTGGCGGTTTTCTCTTTCAAGTTAACATCAGCGACAAATTCTTTATACATGCCGTTGTATCTGGACCATCCTGTCTCCATACCGGCCATGTCAAACACAGCCGTGAAGCCCGATGAAAATCTTTTCTCGTTGTCTTTGCTGCCAGTGTAAAAAACGCCGCCTTGTGCGTTGAACCGGAGTTTATCCAAAAACTTTCCGCCACCGCCATCGGATGGGTTGCTGAGGTTCAATGGCATTTACTTTTTCCTTTTCCGTTTGATGAGGCACATTTTCTAAAGCGCGGTGCCGGTAAGCGCTTAGTAGCCGAACACCTCCCGCGCCTTTTCGCGCGTTGATGTCGACGACCAGTAAAAAGTGTCGAAGTTGGGAATGACTGCTGCCGCAAGCTCTTCGCGCGTCTCGAACTTGTTGAGGAAGCGCAGCAGCCGATGCGCCGTCTCGCAGACTTCCAACCAGTCTTGGTCGCTGTTTTCCAACTGGTATCGCGCGGCTTTTTTGGGTGTTAAATAAAGGAAATCCACCGATCGATTACCGGCTGCGCGCTTGTAAATTGCGCCCTGTCGACGATGGGCTGCGCTAATTGCTGACGGAAGTCGCGTTGTTGTTTTCAGATCGACGACGGCATCTTCAAAATCAAAGTCGGTGTAACCGATACAGGGGATCGGACAACCCGGTATCTCAACCTCGATCTTTCTCTGTGCGCCGGCATACTTTTGCCCATCCATTTCAATAAGGGCAGGCAACTTTCCTTCAAACATAGCAATATATTGCTCGATCATCGGTCCGATGAGAGCGCGCTCGCGGTCACGGGCTTCGCCACTGACCCCTAGCGCAGTCGCTTTATTGTAAATGTTGATTGCGTGTTCGACCGGATCATCAAACTCGCCTGCGCTGTGCGCGAAGTAACAGCCGTCTTCAACGGCTTTGCCGCGTTCCATAAAAGCGTTACTGGGATCGTAAATCTTGAAACCGTAACGCAACGTCCATAGCCCTAAGTCATTGCGTGCAAGGTCAAGGCTGGAGTGGCTGAAGTGCTTAATCTTAAAGCGCTCTGCAATCTCTTCGATAACGCTGACAGGCAGCGGCTCGTTTAGCCTAGCAGCCATCCAACTCGCCTTTCGATATTGATTGTTCTATCGCCCGTTGCGGGTGGGCTTCGTCGTACTTTTCTTCGTACTCTCGGTATGCCGACAGCCTGCGGCTCGTGTCGCGATACCAGTGAGGGAGACGGTCGTAGCGAAGTTCGATTTCAGAACACCATTCAAAAAAACTTTGTTTCATTTTATGAGACCAAGCTGCCGGAAGATCGTCTCAACCGTTGCTTCCCGCATGACGTATAGGCGCTCGTTGCGGTCTTCTCTGACGACCAGCATGTCTGCGTCGTCTTGGGCCAAGCTGTCGTAGAGAAACTTGAAGCCGCTTTTCTTGCGCTTGCATTCAACCGTGAACCCAGCAAGCAGCAGATCGCCTGCGTAGTCGTCGCCAAGTTGATGTTTAAACGCGCCGCTTCCAAAAACTCGGTTGCATTCCAAGCCGAGTTTTTGCCAGTGCAAAACTGTCTCGCGTTCCAATTCATACCCGCGCGCCTTGTTTCGATTCGGCATTCTTCCTCGCAAGTACCGCCATGAAGTCACGGGCGGTGACTTGCCGGTCGGTAATCTCTTCGATTGCAATGGTGTTTTCGATGGACGGGCGGCGCTCGCCGATGCACCAGTAATAGACAGCGTTACGGCTGACGCCGATCATCTTGGCGAACTGCCCGCAGTTGAGTTTGTTTATTTCTAGGTATTGGTCGAGCCGCACGTTCGTTCCAAAAAAAGCGGCGGGGCTGAGTGGCAGCAAGCCCCGCCAAGTGGGGAGGGAAACATCACAAGGATGTGATGCTCAATATAACAGAATGTGAGTTTGTGTAAATAACTTTTTGAGTTGACACGCGTTACATCCGTGTTGCATTTGTGATGACAGATATCACAAAGAGAGGATGAAGTGCGATGCTACCTGTTGCAACTTTGCTGACGCCCAAGGAAGCGGCGCGGGAAATCTGGGGCAGTGACGACGAGAGTACGACGCGCCGCGTTTATCGTTGGTTAAAAAAGGGAAACTTTGACGAGATCGCGGCTGCGGCCGGGACTGTTATTATAAAAGACGGCGACCGCTATCACATTCCGATGGCCGTCGTGAAGGCGATGCGAGGTGACAAATGATCTGCCCGCATTGCAGTGGTAATGGATTTTTAAACAGCGAAGACGGACAGGTCACCTGTCCGACCTGTGGCGGCGAAGGGGAAATACCCGTTCGCAAATCAATTACGATTGAAGCTGGTGATTTGATTACCGGCGACCGCAGCGAAACTCATGGTCCTGTAGACGAGAACTTTAAAAATATTGGTGCGTTGTGGAGCGGCTACCTAGATTGCGAGGTGTCGCTACTTGATGTGGGCAACATGCTTGCACTTCTCAAAATTGCACGCACCAAAACGAACCCTGGTCACAAAGACAACTATGTCGATGGCGCTGGGTATCTTGGTCTCAACGGCGAACTTAACGTAGTCGAGCAAGGAGAATGAGATGGTTTCGAAAACGTCGAGCGGCAGTGTCAATGTTGCCAAATCTGCGGTTCCCTCAAATCAGAATGACAAGCCACCAATCACACGTATCGCCATCAAGTCGCTTCCAACTTATCGATGGGAGCCCACCGAACATTGTCCGTTTCGCGGATCACGTGACCCGCTCAAAAAAGTAAGAGAGGCGGTGAAGGACGGCAGCATGGTAATGTTTACCAGGAAGATTGCGCCGTTTTATTTTGAGCTATGGGCGCGGCCGCGATGGTAGATTGTGACTGGTGTGGTGCTGTCACGCGTGTCGTAGACGGCCGATGTTTGTCGTGTGGCCTGCCGTTATATCCGCATGAAGAACTGACGGTCATGCCGGAAGCCGCAAAACCTCCGCAAACTACAGATACATCAGAGGTCAATTGACATGCACTGTGTGTCACTATATGACTGATAAGGCGCTAACTTGTTGATTTTATTACTGTATAAAACAGGCTCATAACCTGAAGGTCAGAGGTTCAAATCCTCTCCCCGCAACCAGTTATAAATCAACAAGTTAGCCGCTCTTTCGGGAGCGGCCTTTTTGTGTCCAGCCGCATTGTTTTTGCGGATGTATCACAGTAATGGCGCAGAAGTGTGACCGTCAGTGTTGCAATGTGTAACAATCGGTGATACATGCTTATACAAAGGAGTGCGGAAAATGGCAAAAGTTATTGAGTTAGCGCCCGGTAAATGGCGCATCGACATGCGTAACACAACGTATGCTGGCCCGAAGGAGCAACTGGTCTTCGGTACAGAGAAAGAAGTAAACGACGAGTTTAAACGTCGCATGGAAGAGGTGCAGCGCAGCAATAGCCGTGACGGCGCACTGCTGCCGAACGACAGCCCTACGATACTGCAAGCGTGCCAGGAGTTTATGAAGCTGCAAGCACAACGCGCGGTACGCGGTGACATCGGCAAGGGGAAGAAATCGGAAGAGGGTAATAAGCGGCGGCACATCGAACAGTTCTGTGCGCTTAAATACCGCGTGGGTCCGACCAACAAGATGAAGGTGGGTCACCTTACTTCGGACGACATCCGCGACACGTTTATTGAATGGATGCGTGTCAAAGCAAATGGCGGTCGCGGGTTCGCGCTTACGACGCAGCGCAATACGCTAGTGACGATCAAGCAACTGTTGGACTGGTGTGTGGATCGTCAATACATTGCATTCAATCCAGCCCGTTCTATCACGATCAGCTTGCGTAATCGGCCGATACCGGAGCTACGCCGCATTCATCCGGCAGAGATGGTTGCGGTCATCAATGCAGCGCCCGAAACGTACAAGAAGGAAATTATGTTTGCCGCATACACTGGTTTGCGTCAGGGCGAACAACGTGCGTTGACATGGAAGCATGTGGACTTCGACAACCAGCGTGTATTGGTCCGCCGCGCTGTCAAATCAGATGACACGATAGGACCACCGAAGACGGAGAAATCCAGCCGCAGCGTCAAAATGTCCACAACCGTCGCGACTATGATGCGTGAATGGAAAATGTCACAGCCGCTGCATATGCGTAAACACGATCTGGTGTTTCCGAATTCAGCAGGCGAAATCGCAGACGGCGACAATTGGAGAAATCGTGGATTGTCTGTTGCAATCCAGCGCACCAATTATCCGGTCGATGAAATGACATGGCACGACCTACGTCACTTCTATGCGTCGTGCTTGATCTTTGATCACCGCACTTCTGACGCAGAGGTGGCTGCGCTGTTAGGTCACGCAGATATTAATCACACGTACTGGCAATACGCGCGTTATTTTGAGGAGCGGTCAAGCGCCCTGTCAGACGGTGATGTGCTGGATGACATTCTTGGCGCTGCTTCCTGACGCTCAATGCGTTTCTCTAGCTCGTTCATTTTGTAGAACTGCGCGGTGTTGGTAATTGCGCCAAGCATGACAAGATGGATGCAGCCGCTTGTCAAAAATAAAATAGACAGCAACACCGCGACAGAAAACAACGCGCCACCCGGGGAGCCGCAACGCCCCCGCCAACGCTGCGGTTGGTTCACTTCGTCAGACCCTTCTGCTTCTCGTATGTCCGCAGCGAACCAATACCTAAAAGGCCAAGCAGCACCGTCATCAGTTGATCCATGTCGAAATCAATTGGTGGCGGCAAGTGATAACCCATCAGTTGACCGCCCCAGGCAACGAGCGGGAAGATCACAAAATGTGCGCCGAACGAAATACTGCATACCCACCCTACGCACGGTCGCCATCCGCTCACCCAGATTGACCTGTGCGCTGCTTCAATCTTGTTAATTTCTAGGTTTCCAAGTTGCCCCGCCACTGCCGCGTCGATCAACTTGGTTTCAAGTTCTTGTTTAGCCTTTGCGGCCCCAGCCTTATCAGGCACCAACCTATCAACAACCTCTCCGACCATCGGCATTATGGCGCTTATTAAAGGTATCATTGCAATCTCTCCATAACGTCCAACCAACTGGCTGTTTCGTTTCGAGGGGTAAATTCTTCAATTCGTATTCGAGTATTGCTGCCGGTGATGTCGCCAATCAGTTTGAACAAAGCGCAGCGCTCTGGTAGCGCGACAAGGCAAACGACGTCGGCGATCTCCGCTGACAGGCGTATTTTTTTCTTAGTTCCGCGCGAAGTGATAAAGCTGTAGCGGCGCTTGTTTTCGGCGGCAGGCTTTGACGCAGTCTTGACTTCAATACGCACCGGCTTTGGCACGAACGCAACGAGGTCGAACCCCGGTTGCTGGCTAATTACGTTTTGAATGCCCATTCGAGACAAAGCTGCCGCCGCAATGAAGTCACCCGCTCTGCCCGTATCAACATTCATCGTGAAGTTGTCGCATACGCCTGATAAGACGTGGCGCGCGGTTAGGGACTTGGTCAGCCCAACGGCTGTCCAGCATCTCTCCGGACGCTGCTGCAAAATCTTCGCGGTGGATCGCGGCAATCATTCTTTTAAATTTTCGCAGCCGAGTGGCACCAAGATTAAAACACATATTTGCAAGGATACACTGTGCTTCGTCGGGCAGTTCCTCCCAGTTCATGAAAATATTTTTGCAATCTTGCAGGCAGTTGTTGAGATCAATGGCAAACCATTCATCAACGCG